GTTAATAACTGTAAAGGAAAACAAGGTTACCTTGCTCACCTGGTCGTGGCTCCGGCTTCTCAAACCAGAAAGCACTGTATCCCACCCACTATGAATTTCATAGTGGGGTCCGTAGTGTAGCGAGCTTCTCGTGCACTACGACTGCTTCAGGGAAGAAATATACTTCCCTGGGGATGTCGAGGGGCTTATTCTCGACGCACCATTCAGCTATTCGCTGGATGGTAGAAGCTTCCTGATCGACAGTCAAAGGCTGTCGATCAGACGGGAGCGTTTGCGCCAAATTGGCGTAAAAGCGCTCCAGCCTGCGCCTCCAAGAAATATTCTCGTATTGCTTGGAACGGTACGGATCTATTCCGTGCCGGCGGCTAATTTCGGGAAATAGCATGTCCCGAAACAGGTAGGGCCTACCAATGAGGTTAATAGCCTCACTGGTGTCCAAAAGCCGCATTCGCTTTGCGATTGCAGCTTTGTCCTTGTACCGGAGATTTCTCCAGACGAGGTCAAGGTCTTCGCCTTCAGGCGAAGTCCCGACGTGGTTACTTGCAAGTTGCAAGCCCGCGTCATCCAGACCGCCGACAAGGTCGGCGTTCTGGAGTGTAGCCCTGATCTCATCTTCGATGGCATCAGAGCATATGCCTCGTGCTCTAGCATTCGTCGCGAAACTCGCGAGAACCCTAGACAGCAACGGCGAGGCGGACCCATCAAGTACTTGCTTGATGGACCATAAATGTTGTTCAGGTAATAACCTGAGCGACACCCTTACATCTAACTTCGTTAGATGGTAGGAGGGAGCTTCTATTCCGCCTAACTTCACAGGTAGGAATCGGAACGCGAGTGCCGGAGGAAGGAAAGCCTTCATCCGCATCTCCCAACGCTTTGAGAAGACGGGAAGTAAAACTTCCCATCCTCCACCGAGCCAGGCCAGCATGCCATGCATCTGGCGAGCCTTGCCAATGGCAGGGTTTGGCTCATCTTTCCCCTCGTGCTCCTTAGCACAGGGAGAAAGTAGCCTCACTTTCATCGAATCGATGTGAGGCTGGTCTTCGTACTTCTCGTCTCGTAGAGGAATTTTCCTCCCCCAGATGAGCTGATCACGAAGTCCTACCGTGAGGAGCATCTCCTCACAGTAGAAACCACCTCGCGAACTTAAAAAGTTCTGCGGCCATGAAACGGACATTCCGTTTAAATCATGACAACGTGTAATACACGTCAGGTACGGCCTCGGGCCTTGACCAAAGTGGTCATCTCCCGAGCACGCAAAGACTCGCCACCGTTTCGGTGGGAATCCTTGCAGGCCACTCAGACGATAGAGAAACTCTTCGTCTGAGGCACCTATAAGATTATAGGTGTGCCGAAGATAGGCTTCTCCTTCCGCGCATAAATTATGCATCGTAAGGACTATCTTCGCTCCTGGGTCACCCATTAAGATGCCCCGGGAGGTGGCACGATCAAAGAATTCTTTGACGATGTCACTCTCGTATATGCGTCCAGAACAAAGTAACTGGGCACATAACCTGAAATAGGGATCTCCATCCCTTTCCAGGCCACGATGTAGGCCCTCTAGCATTGCTAGAGAGTACTCGTGCACACAGTAATCTGTGGCCGTAGTAAGGTCGCTGGAAAGATACCAGCGATCACCTACGGGTGGAGCGCCAGAGTTTCTCTGACGTTTCACCCACTCATAGAGTTGCCACCCTCTGGTAAGACCAGAGGTAGCTGACGGGTGCGTTCTCAACGCACCGATCACGTGGTGGGACCAGGGCTGCATTAACATTGTTAACCAGTCCTCCCCAACGGTGACCACCCGGCTTTTAGCTCCGGGTTCGCCGATAGCACTAGGTCGTATTGACGGCTTAGT